GGCCCGATCTTTTGTCTTCATCCGCAGGGCGGACAAATTTACGCGACATGCTTTCGCATTAACTAGCAATTTTTTCAACTGCTTCTCCTTTGGCGCCGGGAGTTAAGGCTTCGATAGAAGTTTTTCATTTTCGGGGTTAAAGACTCAACGGCTAGCTGTCCACAACAGCCACTTTCCTAGACTCACTACTTCTTCTCCTCCCAGGTTTCACTATAGTACTTCCCCGGGCCCTTTCGGCACCCGGTTCCTGCCCGAAGACAACTAAAGTCTTTAGAGTACACCATTTCTAGTGAACCCATACTCTCTTTAACCATACCCATCTTAATCCATTTGTCCTACAATCAATTCCGCCCTCCGCACGAACGGGGTAACTGGTACGCACACATACATCCGAAGATGGTGCTTCCCATGGTCCAAAAAGTGGACCCCCGACGAGGACTTCCTTAACCGGGTATCTTACGATAGAGCCGGTGCGCCCCGTTGTTGCCTACTCAAGGTAAACATGTGGTCACTTAAGTCGCTGACCTGGGCGGAAAAGATTTTCAAACAAACTTCAACAGGGCTAAGGTTTCGCCAACTAATGAAACCATAAAGAGCGTCCATAATGAGCTTCAGTCTGCGACTCGAAGCTAACGGGCACCGCTTTATCTCCTCTCCTTACCTAATTCTCCTCAAAGTCCTAATCTAGCTCTTGCAGCATCCAAGGATTGCTTACAGAGTTCGACTGCGAGATAATGAGGATCACTCGGATCCAGAGAACACCCCTCCTTCTTCTCAAAACCACCGCTACGATCCTGCTCGATGAGAGCCATAAGCCTCCGAAGCTTCCCGGGATTGAAGTGACCCAAACCACGTGGTGAAAAACTTGGCTTTTTCACGCGTTCGGTATCACCATATCCCACGGGAAGGCGAAGACCACCAGTCGACAAAGGAAACGGCTGAGATGGGGGCACGAAGGCACCAGAATGGATCGGGTTGAGGCGAGTAGCACGAGCGTTGTAGAACTCGCCTTTAATGGAAAGAAGAGGATGATCCTCTAGCCACTCATTTTCACATTCCTCGTCACTGAGCAACCACCCGTTCGCTTCAAAGCGTTTGTGAACGGATGCTGGCCATAAAAATTGCCAACGAGTTTTGTGTTCGATAAACCATTCCGGCCGGGCCGTTGGTATTCCCTTTGTACGCTCATAATATTCTTTTCTATCGATGCGTCTTTCGTAAGGGCAAGCATCAGCCAGGGGAATTGATCGTTTCGTGATGGGATGGATGAGGAAGCGGGGAGGACCAAGCAACAAATCCGCGCGGGAGCCGTCAGACGGCATCTCGAGATAAGTTGTTCCCCTCCCCCCCTTTCCTCCTTTCACCTTTCCATCCATTGCGAAATCCCTGAATGAGATGCCCGTCCACGCATCGATATGGGCTCTGAGCGCAGCGTCGTCCTCGTAGGTAACCATGGAGTAGAACTCCTTTCTCGGTGGATTACCTAGGACGGCCTCGGGAGTCCTTTTTGTTCCCTTTTCCTTAACCAACGCTGGTCCGAGCTGCAGGGCTCGCCGGAACCAGGACTTCTTGAAGAGGAAGCGAAGAACTCGCTTCGGTATGTCTGTAACGCAAATTTCCCGCAAAGAAATTTCATGCCGCATAGCGACATTAAAAATCCAAGCCTGAACTTCGCGCCGGAAGCTTTTAACTCCCGACCAGACCTCCCGAAGGAGATCCTCACTATCTTGACGGAAGGGTCGTAGGAACGAAAGACCGGGCTTGGGATTCAAACCCTTTGAGCCGACGCGAGCAGGTTGACTATTAAGGTCACACCAGCTCCGACTCACACCAGTCTTCGATTCGTTCACCACAAGACCATACGTTCCGGTAACTTGTCTCCAAACAGCAAAAAAAGCAGAGCTCCCGGGGAAGAGACAATCGTCTCCATTAAAACGCCCCCGGCGATGCGACCCTGCGCCATAAAAAATGTCACAGCAGATATCAAAGCACGCCTTGTTCAATAAGCACAGGAGAGGGAAGGAAACAAGGTTTCCCATCATAGACCCCCTCTTGATCGGGTGCAAATTGCCGGCTTGAGATATCCACTGCAGGTTACTGAAGGATCCTACCAAAACCTTCCTTTCCTCTTCGGTCAGTTCCTGACACTCGGCGAGTACTTCGACGATAGCGATAACGGCTTCAACATATATATTGTCCGTGGCTGCAGTATAGTCACCACTTATTATGTTTTCACCTTTTCGCACGTCGGAAATTACACAGTCGAAGTCAGCACGTGTCACATCACCTCGGACGAGCCATCCAAAAGAACTTAGATGGTCGTAGAGGGCTGAATGGACGGGTTTTAACACCCGTTTGACGCGAGCGGACTGCATGGTAACCGTTCGAAACTTTCCCTTTGTCTTCGCGCAACCCACTCGGACTACATTGTCTCGTGGATCGCACTCAAGAGGGTGCACCGAAAGTGTACCACCATTCGCGCTCTTTGACTCCAAACAACCCTGCTGGTCAGGGCAATAAACACCGTTAAGACGGTCGGAGAACGAGGAGTAAACCAAAGGATCCGGATCTTTTCTTGATTTGTCAAGACCCGAACCCCAGCCGCTGACGAGCTCGCGGACTCGCTTCTTGAGGAGCCATATCGGATCATGGCACCACGAAGCGGAAGGCATCGTGACATTAGTGTCCACATGCTTTTTCCACGAACTGTCGGAAAGTTGGCGCGCTTTTAGGTCGCATGGCTTGCAAGCAAAGTCGAAGATCCTTTTAGATCCTTTTACAGTCGACTCATACTTTTTCTTTGTCACCATTTTGCCTTTTATACGGACGCTGGACGTCCAACAATCCCACCAATGCCTGAGCTGGTGGCAGTCTTCGCCCGTGGGAACGGGAAGATCACCTTGGAGTCTGAACTCCGAGAAGATGATGAAGACGGCCTTGCTTAAGGCTCTTGTCAAGGACCCTGCTGCAGGACAGCGGGCTGGTTTCTGCGTACCTCGGGTTTTATCCCGTCTTCCGCAAGAGGAACGTTCTTGATATCTTGATTTCAACATGATTGAAGCAAGAAGTCCCTGGCCGATATAG